AGGCATTAAAATTCCCACCCAGTAAGTTGAATCGTAGTAGCCTGTATAGGCTGCTGAGATCCACGTGACAAGGTGGCTATTAACTGTTTTACACGCTCATCATATTTAAGATTAAATGTATCTCCTAAAAGATGCACATTACGACCGCTTCCGGCAGAAGCTCCTGTTGAATAAAGATAATTAGCAGCTATTCTCCAGCCTAGAATACGATAATCTAGGCTCTCTGGGTAATTAATGCTATCACTTGTTGCGCTGAACTCTGTTGGTTTAAGGAAGTAGAAAATACGGATCATCTGGCTAACGTTATGCGCTGCTGTTGGTGTCGGGAAAATCTCAAACCAATCACCTCGATCGTCAAAATAGGGGTTGAGAGGGTTGGCATTAGTACGCAACCAACCGAAAGATTTATCTCCTGGTATGTTGGCTACATCTACTTGGGTAGCAACCTTGTAATCCTGCTGTATGCTATTGGCGTAGTTAAGCTCAATAGTTTTAAGCCAAAACATATCTGTGGGATACAGATATGTTCCCGTATTTACCGTGCCATCTCGATAGGCTTCTTGAAGCTGTGCAGCATCAACCCCAGCAGCGATAAGCTGTCTTCTAAAGTCTACTAATGCCTCATTAGCAAAGATAATGCCATTGGCGTCAGTGAGACCGTTTGAATCGGTTTGGGCTTGTGCTCGGGCGTAGTTAAGTGCGTCAGCAAGTGTGGCCATAATTAATATGTTATCTGAAGGGCCGTTAAGCCCCTCAGGAACTCATCAATTATGACGAGAAAGCTGACTCAACACGAGCAATACGAACAGTACCAATAGAATCCTCGAATCGTGTGCAACCGAGGGTAACTTTACCACCGATTGAAGTGAAGAGGTTCAATGGGTTCGTTGAATCAGGAGTGGTAACCAAGATAGGTGTTGGCTCCTGGAAGTAGCCCCAACCAAATGAGTCCTGACCGATAACAGTCGTAGGAAGAACAGGGACGGTTGAGTTGAAGTAGTTCTGATAAGCACTTCTCAAGTAGCGAATACCACGGAAATCGCCCATCTTACCTTCTCTCAAACTGTCGACGCTGGTATAGCGGCCGACATCAATCCATGCACCGGTCTGAGTGTTTGACATCAAGTCAGTCTCAGCATTTGGGTGAATAACAGCTGCATAGTAAGCACCATCGAAAGGCTTAAGACCTGCAGCGTTTGAAGCAGCAAGAGTTCTATAGGCCTTGATCATATCTGACTGGGTGAGCAAGTCACCAGCAGCAAGACTAGTACGAGCAGTGCGGTTACCTGAGTAGATAACACCATTTACGCCACTGTTTACAACAGTCTGGATAGCGGTATCAACTAAACGAGCAAGGGCATTACGTACCTGCATAGTACATGCATCGACAACCTCGATTGCTGAGTTGTGTACCAAAAGGTCAGAAATCTGAACCAAGATACCATACTGAGCAGGGCCGGTGCTGTAGGAAGTTGAACCCCAGGTAATAGCACTTGGGTTAGTACCTTCCGTGATTGCAGCGACACCTTCAGTTGACGATACAGGGAAGCCAGGAGCAGTAGCAGCTGCACCACCCTGGATCGAACCAGTAGCACCCCAGACAGAGCCACCACCAGTCATAGAAGCAGGACCACCAGTAGTCTGCATAGATACGTTGATCTTTACAGGAATCTGGTTAGTTTGAGGGAACACAATGCGATCATAGCCTTTTGGGGCATCTCGTCTCTTACCGAGACGTGCGTACTGTAGCTCTGGTTCTAACACCTTGATCTCATCAGAGATGTAAGATACCAAGAGTTCTGAGGTGAGCTGTGTAGCACCGCCCCATCCAGTACCTCTTACGGTAACTGCCATAAATATTTTAAATCCTTTATAAGTAGTTAATTGACTCCGAGATCGCCACGTTGCTCAGCTTCTAAGAGTCTAGCTCGCTTTTCTTCACGGCTAAGCTCATGAAAAGCCTTCTCTCCTGTAGCTGCTTGGTGAACAGTCGTTGCTGAGCCTCCTGCATAGTTCTCTACGGGCTCTTCTTTGCGAGGTGGGGCATACTTGCCCTGAGCAACTAAGACAGCTGCTGTAGCATCCTCAACAGAATAGCCTTTTAAGACGCGCTCCTTAATTTCGTTTTTGAAACTAGAAGCTTCAGGAAACTTAGTAAGCTGATCACCAAAAGAATTGAGGAAATCACGCTCCTTTTCAAGCTGTGCAGTTTTCTGCATTTGCTCATCAAGGAGACGCTTATGCTCGTCACGTTCTTCTGCGGTCAATTTAACCTTCTCAGAAAGGTCTTTTATTCGTTTTTCAACGCGATTATTATTTTCAATTTCGCTATCTAACGTATTCAAATCAAATTCATCAGCCATATATGTACAGTACTATGTAACGGCGAATTATATAGTACGAAGTTAGTCTTTTACAGCATCGCTTTCGACTAAGAAACGATGCGATGTGAGTTATCGATTCACACGGAATCGAGCCTCATGCTTACGTGAACACTCGTATGAGTTACACCATACCACTAATTGATCTGGGTTATTTGGGTGTTCTGCGATATTTAATACCGAATGAATGACTACTTCGGTGGGATCTTTAGCCTCATCGCAATAGGAGCATCGCATCTCACCAATTCCTCTAAAATGAGGGCAAAGTTGGTATTGATACTGTGCTGGTACATTCGGATCAATAGTACCGCAAAATTCACACTGTCCTCCACGGATCTGTGGCATGCGTCTCGTATATGGTTCCGTACGCATCCCTTGTCGTTCTAGTGTTTTTGGGCGAGGTGTATGCACTGGTTGTGGTGCAGGTGTCGCCACGGTCTCTGGAGCATCAAAGGGCTCCGTCCCTAGGGGTTTCTTGTTCATATTTTATTTGATTGTTAATGTTTTGGATTTGATCTTTAAAGAATTGGGCAAGCTTACCAAGGTCAGCATACTTTCGAGCCCATGCGAGCTGACCTTGGAGTCTATAGATTTCGGTGTCATTTATCTCTGCCTTGGCAGCTTCATGGGCGAGTTGCCTTTCCAGATTAGCGACGACGCCATCGAAAACTAACTTTTTAAGCTTTTTCCAATCTTTTGAAGATTCTATCCCTGCGATTGCTTCTACGATTTGGACCATCTCTCCTCGTTGTTTTTCGAGGAAGGATATGCGATCGTCATACGTCTCATCGATAATTTCTACTTCTTCTTCGACACTATCGATCGCGATCTTTGAGTTATTCATAATTTTTAAGCGGTTGCTGACTGACTGTTGACCATGACGGTAATCCTTTCGCTCAATACTGAGGTAACAGCACTGGTATAGCGAAGGAAGACGCGGCCTCTCTGACTCAAGATTGGCAAACCAGAGACTGATTTAACACCAAGTGTTGAGGCAGCAGCAGAGCCGATACCACCAAAGACTGAAACAGGTGTCGTGCCACCAGCCATTGATGTTGGACCACTCACAGTGGTTGAAACACCGATACCGATAATAGGGGCAGAGATCCACTCGGCAGTGGTAGCGTTGGCGTTTGAAACAATGCTCGTGCGAGAAACATCATACCAGGTCGTACCACCATCATCAGTTGTCTGAAGAGTAGCTGATACACCACCACCTAATACTGAAGCTTGAAACTTGACGACAACGTTATCAGTATCTTGTGGCAACGTAAACTGGTAGCCAATACCACCAGCGACTGAGGCAGGGCCCGTAGCTACTACTGTGGAATTGTTTTGGTCAAAAACTACTTGTAGGGGTAATCTAATTGCCATATGTAAATATAATTAATTGCTTGTATAACCTTTCATCGACCTTATTATTCTATGGGAAGGTCGGGGGGTATCTCGGTCGCGAAAGATACCCACTAACCCTCCCATAGCGCATTCTACTGAGATACTTTGCTCTTAAAAAACATCTTATGGGCTGCTGTATTCAAGCGTGCTTTGGTGCCCTTACCACTAAAACGCTCCACGGCTTTCTTATCTAAGGCTTCATCTTTCTTTGAGCCTTCTTTGTAACCCATATTTTTATCTACTGCTTTATCTAGAGCTGATTTTTCATAATTTTCTTTGCTCATTTTTTGGGTTTTCTAGTCTTCTTATTTGGTAGCCTTTTAATGTTTGTAGTCTCCTTAGCCCATTCTTTAGCTTTAGACTTCATTTCTGGGCCTAAGTATCCCCCGAAGGCTGCTTTCATTTGTGCCTTACTTTTGAATGGCATATTTATTCAAATAGTTAATAATCTCATTAACCTTATCTCGTAAGCTATTAAGGTCCTCTCGATTAAATTCAAGAGCGCTTGTAGTAAGAAGCTCACTTGTAACTTCAATAGTATCTATTTGTTCTATTTCTTCTGTGACTTTTTTTGTTCTTGGCATATTAATATTCAGTGGTCAAAATACTGGAAGCACCTGCAGCTGATATGTAGGCAACTCCTTGGTACAGACCCTCTTGTCTATTTACTCCCTGAATTGATGCATAGTTTGCACTGCTCTGGATCGGTACAACAAATCTACGGGTAGCCGATGCAGGTACGATATGATCGAAGTTTGCACCTGAAGCAGCAGCTACGACGCTAGTACCATTATTAGCTGTGCTTGTAGCCCATTTAATAGCTGCTGGGCCACCAACTGCAGTAACTTCTATCTCGGTTGTATTGTGTGTAAATACTAATACAGATGAAGCGGAGGCATTCTCCTTGTTTGTTGAGGCTAAAGCGAGCTTGGCTGGCGGATAGCCCACTTTGATTTCACCTTGTTTGCCAACGGGAGTTGTTGGCGCATAATTATTTGCCATATTAGAGTTTTGGTTGTGACGTTTGCATCTCCGTCTTTAAGGGTGCAGTAGCTCCCATTGGAGATAAACGCTCTTGGTTAATTGGTTGGGTACTTTGACTATTTGTCTGGGGTTGCTGTGGCTGCATTTGAGTCATTCCTGTCATTGCTTGCATCTTCATCATATCATTTTTTGCGCCTGCAATATACTGTTTGTGCTCATCGATGTGGAACCAGGCAGCTAGTGTCTTAGGTTCAAGCATCATGTGCGTGTACAAGTGCGTTAGATGATTGTCAGTCGGCGAAACTTTCGCATACTTATTATCCTTCAATACTTCATTTTCCTCTTGTGCTTGTAGCTCGTCAAGCGTATCAGGGAACATTATGTCAATAAGTGATGGATCCTGTAGGAACTTAGGGAAGAAAACATGCTTGTTAAAGTTGCGCATACCATCTGGATCAAGGGTTTGCATGAGATTAGGGTAGAGATTGATCAAGTCACGGCGAAGCATGGTTTCTTTGTACTCTGCTTCTTTAGCAGAATAGACCAAAATACCTGGTGGGTAATCGGTATTAAAATCAGATAGTTGAACTGTCTCACTTTTTACACCTTTAACACCTACGATGTTTGCCATCTTCTCACCCAATTCTTTGCCATACTTCTTATAGCGATGGAACCAATGTGACCAGAACTCAGATTCACCAAATTGCATGACTTTAGACTGCAATGATTGAGCCATATCATTGAGTTGCTGATCAATAGCAACCTCAGTAGCAGTACTGTCACCTTTCTTCTGTTGGGGTTGTTGCGCCTGACCAGTACCCATAGGTTCATTAGCTTCCGTGGTAATCAATGAGATAAAGTTAAGAAGCCCAGGACTCATAGGATCATCTTTGATCAGTGGCCATGCTGCATCAGGACCATCCATCGGAATATGTTGGTTGATCTGACGTGCAAAGAATTGAGTTACATCACGTACTTTATCTGGGTTGTACCCATAAAGCGGATTTGCTTTGTCTTTAGCTGCAATAAAAGCAAGATTGAGCAATACAGATTTTGCTCGATGTTTATCCTCCAGCAAATCAGCAACTGAAAAAGAGATTGATGAGTGAGGATCTCTGAAGGCCTCCTTAACGACTATAGGCCATTTAGAACCCGTGTCGATTGAATCTCCTTCGGGGGTGACGAGCTGTTCACCGTCTTTAAGATCAAGCTTGTTTTCAAAGAGTATCTTAGAAAAACCACGGTCCACCCAGCACACAGCCTTGTCGCCCTTATCGTTGTAACCGTAAAATTCGAGTATCTGATAGACATCACCCGAATATGCATCAATAGATGGAGCTACACCCTTCTTAGCTTGATCTCTTTTGATTTTGTAATCCCAGATATAGGGATCAATACCTGTTTGGATTTCTTTAGTGTCCTTAATACCATCAATAACTCCAGCTTTAATAAGCTTTTTGAGTTCCCATTTAGTTTTCGTGACCCACTTCCAGTAATATCGCCACTGTTGGACTTCCTCGAAATAAGGGTCATAGCCAAACATGAGGGGATTAATGACCGTCGGCTCCATCTGTTTGCGCTTTTTGTTAAAGCGAAGTGTTTCGAGATAGCCTCGACCAAAGAAGAGCGTATCCCAAGCCCAATCATAATCAAGCTTTGCCTTGTTCATTTCAAGGTAGTCTGATTGAGCAAGGATATTGTATGAGTTTAATTGCTCTTGCAATATGCCTTGAGAAGGCAAGAACTTAACCTGTAGCTTATCGTCGTACAATGACGATAATACGCGGTTAAAGAGGGTGAGTAGTAATGTAGATGCGATATTTTGCTCACCGCGGTTCAAATTATTTAAAAGTATCAGTTGCTGAACCTGACGGCGCTTTCTAGCTTGTAAGAATTGGAAAGATTCGTCGTATTTAGCTCTAATGTCGTGTAGATCCATTTTGTTTAGTTAATTGCTCTGATAGCGACCTAGGCTTTTCTATAAAGAGAACATCTCTTCTGGCTTCACAGGGTACAAAAATCTGATAAGTGCCTTTTTTCTTATTAAGTATAACACGTGGGCCAACTTCATCTAGTGGCCTCAAACCATCTCCCCATAATATCGTCTTGATTTGGCTAGCGTGTGAGTTGAATACTTGCTGTTTATCTAAATGCCGTATCTTAAGGCCTGGATTCATTTTAAATTCAAAGAGTCTAATTGATATTGTCCTACCCTCAGCTGGATCAATAATCGGCGCTCCTTCAGTATGAAGATCAGCTCCATACTCGTACGTAGTGTTATTGTCGACGGATATGCCATTTCCAGCTTTTAAATCAGCTAGATCTCCATCTACATCAATTCTCGTTTCCGTTCCAAATTCGTTTGGTTTCGTCATAAAATTCTCTGCCTCGCATTTGCATTACCATGCGAGTGCTTTTAATTTGCTGGTCAGCTATGACCATAGTTAATACTGCAGCATCGACGACATTAGGAGACATAATACCTTCTCTAAATAGTTCTTCTTTAGGTCGAATGATTATTTTGCCGTCTTTGTTCTTATATTTGACGTTTTCAAATTCGTTCCACCCTATATTATACAACAATCTACCACCAGATAGTAGCCATTGGCGTTGGCGCCAATGCCATTCTGCCTTTAAGTTCGCGAATTGGTCATCTTCTGACTTTTCACCGAATGACACGCCTCTCAACGCATAGTCCATTTCTCGTAATCTATCAAAGACTCCTTGGCCTACGCCTGATTTATCGATGACAATAAAGTCTGCCTTGTATTCTCTAAACTTCTCTACGACTACGCTGACCAGATCCATAGTATTTTGCAGCTTTTGGTTAAATAGGACTTCTTGTAGATTGGCAGATTTCAAGACAATAGCTGAATTATCACCTCCAGCTGCAGGGTCTACCCCCAATATTTTATAGCCACCATGGCTCCCTGAATGGATAATCGATGCTTGGAGCTCACGATCGCTCAAGAGACGTAGGTAGCCCTTTTCATCAATGCCTTCATCAAATGCATCCCAGTTACCTTCTAGATAGGCTTTTCGTTGCGTTTCAGGCAGCGATTCGAGTGACTTATAGTACTCTTGCGGTAAATGAGGATTGTCAGTCGGCAATGCAGGCACATAGACAAACTCATATTGCTCTTTCTCTTCTGGAGGAAACATACGCTTTACCCAGAGGTTTTTCACCCATGCTTCACCCAAGGGATTACAAGCTGCTATAACCTTAGTTTCTTTGATCCCAGGCCAACGTAGACGACTACGGAGCATATCAAAGACTGTCTTAGGATTACGATTAATCTCATCAAATGCTTCTATAGCAAATTCAACCGATAGGTACTTCTCAGGCTCGTCAGTATTGCGAAAGCTTAAGATACCAGAACCATACTCAGGCTTGAGCGTAAACTCTTTTTTCTGTTCATTCCAGGTACCGAGCCATTCAGGTAATTCAAACTTAATCTTACTCAAATGACGATCACTCAATGCTTGATAGGTTTCACAGAATAAGCCTGCACGTATGCCCGATATCTTATACTTCGCATGAAGCTTAATAAGCCAATAAATAGCTGACCATCTCAGCCAATAAGACTTACCAGAACCTACTGAGCCACCAAAGAGTACGAACTTAAAGCGTTTTGAAGCCTCTAATGCTTCTTTTTGTTTATCGAAGAACTTAGTTAACTCGCTAAATTTAATAATCTCATCATTCATCAATAGAGATAATCTTTTGTGTTACATCAGCTTTAATATTCATGTCTTGAGGAGCTTTACCATAGACTCTATCGTGTAGTTCTCTGATTGCCTGGATATCTCCTGTCTTAGCCTTTTCAATTAAGGCTTGATTGATAGGCTCTCGAGCTGCAATGTAGGCATCGATCAATGCCTGCTTGGCTTGTTCTGCATTGAGAGTAACTGCGGATTTAGACCCCTTAGGTCTTCCTCCTTTTTTACCGTTTTCTCGTGCGATGTGGGCTGGTGCTGCCATAGGATATTTAACCTAAAAACCAATATTATTACTCTTTTAGCAAATGCTTATATTTAAGCTTATTATCTTTAAGGTATATTGGCCATTCTGATTCATCAAGACTATAGACGAATTCTCTAAACAGAAAATCTCGGCTATCTCGGATATTTGATTCGAGGGAATCAATGACTCGAGGATGGGCATATGAATCACTTGTATAGGAGTCTGTAAGTTTCTCTTTGACTTTTTCAAAACCTCCCATAGAGGTAAAGTGCCAACCTGCTTCTTTTTCTGTTTTCGGTAGTTCATGAGTTCTTAAGTGATTGAGACAGCGATCTTTAATATCTTTATATTGTGCGACTATAG